ATTCTCTTTTTCATTAACGGCCCCTCGCCGTCCCTTGACGAGCAGCTTGCAGCCGACCAACTGATGCCGTGCCGCGTATCTTTCCGCAACGCAAACTTCGTACCAAAGACCGGGGCGCTAGAAAAGTGTGACGGCGTGTTTGGTGACGCAGTGCCGGAACGCTACAAAGAAGCGTACAAGCCCGCAAAAGAAGCTATTAAAGCGTTTGTCGAAAAGCGCGAAGCCGAACACAAGGGCAAAGCGCAAGCCGCCGAACAAGGTAAGCAGAAGGTAGCCGACCGTGTAGCCGACGACGCGGCTATTAAGGCTAAGCTGGCCGAGGCAGACGCGGAAAAAGCTGACAAGGTGAAGAAGGATACGGCCAAGACTGCCAAGGAAAAAGCCGAAGCAGCCAAAGAACTAAAGGCCAAAGCAGCTAAAGCCAAGGACGCGGACCCGGCGGACGCTGCACCATCTATAGAAGCCGCCACGAAGGCAGCGGACGCTTGGACTAACAACGCGTAAGGGATTACTGCAATGGCACTTATCGTAGAAGACGGCACGGGCGTTTCTGGCGCTAATTCGTACGCTGATTTAGTTACGATACGTACCTACGCAGAAGCCCGGCAAGTCACGTTACCAGCCGACCCCAACTTAGAAGCCTTTGTGTTTAGGGGCATGGATTACCTAGAAGGTAAAAAGTTGGGGTTGCTGGCGCTTACGTGGCCGCTAGACGGAGGCACGCTATGCAACAAAGTACCGCTAGCCGAAACGCTGGTACGGCTGCAACAGGGGCTGGCCCAACTATGCATAGAACAACAAAGCGGGGTAGACCTTGCCCCGACACGTACCGACGCGTTTATTGTCGAAGAAACCGTAGGGCCGCTTACAACCAAGTATTCGGACAAGCACGGCGGCGGACCGGGTAGCGAACCGGATATGCCTACCGTAAATAACATCCTAGGACCGTTGCTTGCTGCGTGTGGGCAAGCGCGTTTATTCTCTACTATAAGGATTTAACATGGGCGTGTACGACCGACAAATAGCTACGGCTAAGCGAATTATTGCTAAGAACGGTCGTGCGTGCGTATGGCGTGCGTTAGGTAACGACGCACCTGCGGATAGCGATAAGCCTTGGGCTAAGGGCGCGGAAACTACCAACGACAACACGGTTAGTATTATGTTCTTGCCGGATACGCGATCTAACTTGGCTTTTCTACAGACATTGACCGACCAGCCTATTAATGTAGGTGACGACTACGGAATTATGGCGGCAGTTGACTTCGTGCCCACAACACGGGCCGAAATATATGACGAAAGCGGCGCTACATTGTTACGGGGCATTAAATCGGTTGACGTGCTGGCACCTAACGGGGAAGCTATCATGTATACGCTTCGGTTTACGGTGGCGGCATGACAACCTACGACACGGCTATAGACACAATGTACGGCGTTTTCAAAGCGGCATGGGATACTGGGGCAAGCCCGATTATGGGGTACTTGCCTGAAGTGGAATACGACGAACCCGACGAAGAAGGCCACGCGCCTCTAAAGCAGGCTTTCGCGCGGTTGTCAGTACGTAACGTAGCAGAAGGTCAGCTAGCAATGGGTAATTGCGAAGGTGACACGAAGCTATACGAAACACTAGGGTTACTGATAATTCAAGTGTTCGTACCTAAGTCGGACAATACAGGTGTAGTAAGGGGCCGCGCCCTTGCGGTTCTAGTTCGTGACGCATACCGCACGGCGGGGGTGGGAGGCGAAGTGTGGTTTAAGAACGCCACCATACGCGAACAACCGCCCGGTAAGCGGTGGCGTCAATTTAATATCAACGTCGAATATGACTTTACGGAAACAACCTAACTAGGAGTAAACACAATGTCTGTATGTGGAAAGACAATTAACAGCAATGTTACGGGCGTATCCGTAGCAGAAGAAGTAGAACCGAAGGTACTACCTGCTTCGCCAACGTGGTATGACCGTCCGGTTATCAGCTATTCCGACTTCGGGGGCGACGTGGCCTATGTGGCCGACGACAGCCTTAACGGCTCGCGCCAAAATCAACGGGGCTTGCCTGTCGGTATCGAAGCGGCAGGTGGCTACAACCTGCTTATGACGAACGGCCTTACGCGCGATATGCAGGGGTTATTCTTCGCAGACGCGCACGAAAAGGTTGACACAGCCCCGCTTAACGGCGTGGGCGTGACGATTACAGGCGTAGATGGTTCCGGTGCATACAGCGCGGCCTCCGGCCTTAGCGTGTTCCCTGTCGGGGCTATTGTACTGGCATCGGGATTCACCAACGCCTCAAATAACGTAGCGTCCGTAGTAACGGCGTCTACATCTACGACCCTTACTACGGACGGAGCTACCGTAGTAGAGGCGTCCTCGCCCGCCGACGCGCGGATACAGCAAGTAGGTTTCGCTTTTGGTTCGGGCGACCTTTCGCTTACTGTATCCGGTGGTCTAGCCACTCTTAACAGCGCGGCGGGCGACTGGTTTAACATTAACTTACAGGTCGGTGAATGGGTGTTTATCGGCGGCGACGCGGTTGGCGAACAATTTGCAGCCGGGTACGGTTATGGCCGGGTTGCCTCTATCACAGCAACCAACGTAGAACTTGACGAAGTGGCGTGGATTGGCACCCTTGCCACGGACGCGGGTACAGGTAAAACCATTAAGGTTTATGCCGGGGTGTATATTCGCAACGAAAAAGACCCGTCCCTCATCAAATGCCGCACGTATCAAGTTGAGCGTACACTAGGCGACGACGGCGACGGTATCCAATCCCAATACCTTACGGGCGCAATAGCAAACGAAATATCGCTGAACATTCCGCTTAAGGAACGCCACACCGCCGATATTACGTACCTCGCGCTTGATACCGAACAACGTACGGGGCTGGACGGGGTTAAGGGGGGCGCACACGTAGCAATGCCTAAGCAGAAGCTGTACAATACGTCTTCTACCGTGTTCCGGCTTAGTATGTCGTTGCTTGACCCGACCACACTTACCCCGACAGGCTTGTTTGCTTTCGCAAGTGACGCAACATTTACTATCAACAACAACGCCAGCGTAGCCGAAGCGGTTAGTGTGTTTGGCGGATTTAGTATTATTGTGGGCAACTTCACAGTCGGGGGGTCGGTCACGGCGTACTTTACAACCGTAGATAGTATTAAGGCCATCCGCAATAACAGCGACGTAGGCTTTAACGCAATCTTTGCGCAAGCGAATAAAGGTCTTGTTTACGACATTCCGCTGCTTGGTGTTGGCGGCGGTCGCTTGAATGTAGAAAAGGACGCGGCAATTACCATACCGCTAGAGACGTTCGGGGCGGAAAACGACAAGGGCTACACTATGTCGTACACGTCGTTCGATTACTTGCCTAACGTGGCAATGCCTGTATAACACTACCGGGGCCGTTTGCGCGGCCCCGTAAACCCCAAACCAAGGACTAGAACCATGACACTTAATAAGCAATTTAAGACCAATTCATTAGCCGCTAACGACGGCGTATGGTTTGACTTCCCCGACGCACCTAACGAAGACGGCTCTGTGCCGGGCTTCTGTATGTCGCGGAAGGCTACACAAAACAAAGCATATAGCCAAGCTATGCGGGACTTTATCAATAATACCACGGACGCCGAAGGGCTTACCAAAGAACTTACCCACGACGAAAACGCGGCGCTCGACCTTGATATATTTCTTGCCGCGTTGCTACAAGATTGGCGTAACTTCCAACCGGAAGACGACGGCAAATCAATCGACTACAGCTACGACAACGCTAAAGCCATTTTCGGCGACCCGGATTGGTCGGACCTGTACAAAGACCTTGTTATCAAATGCTCGCAATCGGCCGCGTACAGAACGGCGCGGGTTAAGGCCGACGCAAAAAACTAATAGCGGCGCTTCTACACGACGTAGATGTAGCGCCGGAAGTAGAAGACGCCATAATCAAGCAAATAAAACGGTTTGGCGGTAAAACGCCGAGCCGTGTGGTAAACAAGCCTAAGTTGGCGCTGGGATTAGTATTTTACCTAGACGCTTTCTACGACTTAGATACCGAACGCTCTATAGTGGACGCGCAGCCTATCCCGTGGTCCAAGATTGTGCAGTACGGTCATTACCACGCATTAGGCGAAGAAGGAACCGAAGACCTATTGTACTTAATCCGTACAGCCGACAACGCGTATTTGCGGCGGGCAGTAGAAAAGAGAAAGTAGGTGTAGATATGGGGACGTTAAAGGGCTTAGCTGTTCGTATGAACAAGCGGGCGGACGATATAGGCGATAGGGCCAACGACGCCGCCGTAGAAACTGCGCTTGTTATTGTAGGGTCGTTAGCCTTCGACACGCCAGTAGACGTATCTACCGCTATATCCGGGTGGCAAATAGGGATAACCGACCCTGTGCCCACACGCAGGCCCGCATATTACCCCGGCGAAAGGGGGTCAACCTACAGGGCCAGTGCGCAAGCCACGGTAGCCGCCGCTAAGGCGGAATTGCGTACAAAGAAGCCGGGGCAGGCTATATACATTTCCAACTTAGAGCCTTATATTCGCAGACTAAACGCGGGCTATTCTAAGCAAAGCGCGGGTGCGTTTATAGAATTGGCCGTAAAACGCGGTCGGGAACATTTGAGAAAGAAACGGGCGGGCTAGTGGTATGGTAGATGAAAGAGTAGATATAGTCGTAACCGACAAGGTATCGCCGGGTCCAGCTAAGAAACTACGTGACATCGCTAAGGCTGCGGTAAGTGCAGATAAGGCCTTAGATAAGTTACGGGCGTCTATATCTACTATTGATACTACGGCGCTGGTACGTATGACTACAGCATCAACTAAGTTGACTACGGCGCTGTCGCGCGAAACGGCGGCGCAAGTGCGCTTAACTAAAGCCCGGTCCCGCGACAGCGCCGTAGTCAACAAAGCGGCCGTATCAACCCAACGATTAGCCGCAGAGCAGGCCAAAACGGCGGGGGCCGCTAAAAGGTCCGCAGCTTCGGCCACCCGCGCCAGAGCCGCCCTAATTCAAGAGGAAAGTGCCAGTACTCGCCTATCTGCGGCCAAAATGCGCGAAACGTCCGCGACGAACACGAATACCTCCGCTAAGAACCGTAACGCCGCTGCGTCTGTAAACTTGGCAGGGAAAAGCCGACGCCTACGGGGTGTCGTACAAAATGCAAGTTTCCAGTTACAAGATATTGCGGTGCAAATGCAAATGGGCACGGCAACTAGCATTGTACTAGGGCAGCAATTACCACAACTTGCCGGGGGCTTCGGGGCCATAGGGGCCGCTATCGGCGTAGTCCTTGCTGTGGGCATACCGTTGGTTTCGTATTTATTGCCTTCGCTTGGTATAGGCGCCAAGAGCGCGGCGGAAAAACACGACGCCCTAGCCGAGGCTATACAAGCGGTAGTAGCCGCCTCAGCGCTGGCCCGTTCGCCCATAACCGACCTCACGGAAAAATACGGAGGCAGCGCGGCAGCAGTGCGCAACTACGTAGAGGCGTTGGTCCGCTTGCGTGACCAGCAAGCTATTAACGCCCTACAAACGTCTAGTCTGGCTATTCAAGAGGATAAGTATATAAGCAATACTCTAGATGTGGTTACAGCACTGGATAACGCGCGTACAGCTTACGACCGTAACGCGAAGGCAGCGCTGCTCACTACCAATATCGAAGAAAGCGCAATATCCACAGTAATAGACGCCTATCGAGAGTACAAAGACGCTCTAAATATAGAAGACGAACGCCGCGAACAGCAAGAGTTTATTGCTGTCCTTGACGACTTGGGCCTAAGTGGGCAAGCTAACCTAGATAAGATAACTACGGCGTTGGGTCATGTTGGTAGCGGATACCAAAAACTAAAGCGCCATACACAGGCGCAGCTTGACGAATTGGGTTTGACCGAAGCACAGGTTAGACGACTACAAGTGGCTATAGCCGAATTTCAAGCCGCTAAGACCTTTTCCGCAGGCGCAACGGCCGCACAGAAGCTACGTACTATGTTAACAGATATGGGCGTAGATTTCGACAATACGCTGATACCCGCACTTATAGAGTTTGAGGGCGTAGCGCGTAATGCGTTCGCCGACGGAGCAACCGGGGCTAATACCATGGCGGCGGAAGTGCGCCGCGTAGCCGACGAAGCTAGGCGGGCTATGGACGCCATGGAAGACCTACGTAACAGCGCCGTAACGGGTGAAATTATCGCCACGATTAACTTAGAATACCGCACCGACCCCGTAGGGCGGGCGAGGGCGCTTGCCGAGGCCCGCGCGCTACAAGAACAGGCGCCGCTACGCGAAGGAGCTTCATCCCTTGACCTAACTGCGTTAGATGCAGAAATTAGAGCGCTAGGTGACGCCGCCGCAGCTACCGCAGAATTGAACGAGGAGCGCCGCCGACTTAATCGCACGGATAACGAAGCTAATAGCAATTTACGGTCGGGCATAAAGGGACGCGCCGCCGCCACTAAAGAGTTAAGTACACTAGCACAAGACCTGATTAATGTAGATTTGAAGCTACGTAATACACCTTTCGCCGACGAAGCGGTTTTAGAGAATATACGGATAGCCGAGCAAGACCGCCTTGATGTAGTACAACGTGCGCTTGATGCACGTATAATAGCGGAGCAGGACGCCGCAGACCGCGTAGTAGCTATTAACCGCCAAGCTAATGAAGAAATACGAGCGCTACAATCCGCACAAAACCAGCTAGTAACACAAAGCGCTGCGGAAACATTCGGTAGTTTAGCCGCTTCGGCCAAGGCATTAAGCGGCGAACAAAGCGCGGCGTACAAAGCGCTATTCATAACAGCCAAAGCGTTCGCTATCGCTACTAGTGTACTAAAAATACAAGAGGCTTTAGCACAAGTAATGGCCGACCCGACCGCTATTACCCCCGCACAAAAGTTTGCAGGCTATGCCATAATCGCCGCGCAAGGGGCGGCAATTATATCAAGCATATCGTCGGTAGCCGCGCTTAAGGACGGCGGCGAAGTATTTGGTCCCGGTGGGCCGCGCGACGACCGCGTGCCAATTATGGCGTCGGCAGGTGAATTTGTCGTTAATGCCCGCGACGCACAGCGTAATAAAGCGCTGTTACAGGCTATCAACAGCGGCCAAGACGTAGGCCGCAGGCGCCAAGCGTTCCGTAACGGCGGCGAAGTCCAACCCGCGTACCGCGCCCCGGTCTCCCGTAGTGAAGGTGCCCGTGTGGGCAACCAACGGCAAGTCACCCTCGATAGCCGTCCGGTAATAAACGTGTTTACACGCGACCCGGACACGCGTATAGAAGTCACAGAAACACAACGCGCTGCTGCGACGGCTCGCGCGGTAAATCGCGGGCAAAGGAACTTGTAGCATGGCGGCTTTCCATGAAACTCAATTCCCGGCTAATATTTCGTACGGTTCGCGCGGCGGTCCGCGCCGATTAACACAGATAGTTGAACTTAAGTCTGGCTTCGAAGAGCGTAACCAAAGCTGGCAGCATTCCCGGCGTAAATACGACGCGTCTATAGGGCTACGTAGTATTGGTGATTTACATGACGTTATGCGCTTTTGGGAAGCCCGGCGCGGGCAGTTATACGGGTTTCGGTGGAAAGATTGGGGTGACTTTAAGACTAGCCGGGGTGAATTAGAATACACAGATACCGATGTAATCTTAGCCGTTGGTGATGCGTCTACAGTTGAATTTCAACTTGTTAAGCGTTACGAAGACGCGGGCGAAGAATACGTACGACCTATTACTAAACCTGTTATCGGCACGGTTGTAGTATCCCTAGACGACGTTTCGCAGCCTACAGGCTGGACGCTTGATAGCACAACAGGTATTATCACCTTTGCGAGTGCGCCCGCTAGTGGTGTGGTCGTCAAGGCCGGGTTTGAGTTCGACGTACCCGCACGCTTCGGCGCGGACGAACTAAGCATTAGCCTAGACGCCTTCGAAGCAGGTACACTACCAACAATCGACGTAATAGAGATTAGGGTGTAGGGTATGGCTAAAACGAATATCCCCACAGCATTACAGCAGCATTTAGATAGCGGGGCGACTACGCTATGCGTATGCTGGCGTGTGACGCGCAAGGACGGCGTGGTTATGGGGTTCACGAACCACGACGGCGACTTGGCGTTTGACGGTACGACGTTCGAAGCCGAAGCCGGGTTTACGGCGTCTATGGTGCAGCAGGCACTAGGCTTGTCTGTGGACAACATGGAAGTAGTTGGTGCATTCAACAGCAACTTTATTACCGAAACCGACTTGATTAGCGGCGTATACGACGACGCGGATATAGAAGTGTATCTGGTTAACTGGCAGGATACGGCGCAGCGCTCTATCGAAATGTTTGGTAGCATAGGCGAAGTGACACAAAAGGGTATCGAATTTACCGCCGAACTGCGCAGCCTTACGCACAGACTTAACCAGAAAATCGGGCGTGTGTACTCACGCGATAGCGACCGCGAGGGCGTGGACACATCGACACAGATTACGGCGACAGTATCTAATGTTATCACGCGTTCTTTGTTTGAATTTACTGGCGCGACACAGGCTAGCGACTTCTATAACCGTGGTCTTGTGACATGGATAAGCGGTAACAACGATAACGCGCAGTTCGACGTTAAAACATACGTTAATGCCAGCGGTACGGCAACCGTTGCATTATGGGACCAAGCAGTTAGCGACATACAGGTGGGCGATACGTTTACGCTTGTGGCGTCGTGGCCGCGCACGGCTGAAGAACACAAGGAACGCTACGGGGACCTTATTGACTTCCGGGGCTTTCCACATATGCCGGGCGAGGACTTTATCACAACGTACGCCGAACAGGGTGGCGAAAATCAAGACGGGGGAGCGCTTGTCTTTTAGCCGCCAACATATCGTAGCGCTAGCGCAAAAATGGATAGGTACACCATACCACCACCAAGGGGCCGTAATAGGCGTCGGGGCGGATTGTCTAGGGCTTCTGCGCGGCGTATATACAGACCTGTATGGCGAAGACCCGTACCTTAATGCACCTATGCGCTATTCGCCTAATTGGGCCGAGGGTACGGGCGGCGACACACTTATGCAAGCGGCGTGTGATTACCTTATTCCCGTAGATACATGGGGCGCGGGCGACGTGCTACTATTCAAGATCAAGAACGCAAACTACACCAAGCATTGCGCCATAACTGTTAACGAAGACACTATGATACACGCCGTATCTGGTCGCGCAGTGCAACAGGTAAGTATAGGTGCATGGTCCAGCCGTGTTGCGGGTGCGTTCAGCTTTCCGGGGAGCGTGTAATGGCACAAATTGCGCTCGCTGTAGCCATAGGTGCAGTTACCTCCATAGGGTCGTACCTACTGCTAGGCAACCAATCGCATAAAAACAAGGTAGAGGGTACACGGCGAAGTAGTTCCAGACTAATGACTTCGACCGAAGGCGAGGGCATTACAAAGCTATTCGGGCGTCAACGGCTGGGGGGTCAAATTATATGGGCTACGCAGTTTAAGGAAACGGTTAATACCACGACCACAACTACGCAATCGGGGGGCAAGGGCGTCGGCGGGTCAAGCACGACCGAAACTACCGAATACACATATTCTATATCTCTGGCAATTGCGTTTTGCGAAGGCAATAGCAAAACCACACTTAGCCGTATGTGGGCCGATGGTAAAGAAATAGACTTGTCGTTGTTGAACTTCCGTTACTATCCCGGGTCACAGACGCAAGGCGTAGACCCTAAGATAGAAGAAATACAGGGGGCGGGGAATGCTCCCGCTTACCGTGGCATAGCGTACGTCGTAATAGAAGATATGGAATTAGCCGCTTTTGGTAATCGTGTGCCACAGATTACCGCCGAAATTGTAGTACCTATCGAAACCGACGACCCTGTAGACATTCAAAACAGCGGTAAAGCCTTTTGTCTCATTCCGGCTTCGGGCGAAACGATCTATTCCCCGACACAAGTCGACCTACGTACAGGAGGCTCTTCGGGCGATCAAGGCCCGATCAATCCGTTCGATCCGTTCGCGCCTATGGACCCGTCGGATAACTACACCACCAAACCAGACAACGTACATAACGCGTACAGAGAACCCGACGTAGTGCGTTCGCTTGCAGACCTTACGCGTATGCAAGACGGCCTTGACGCCGTGCTTGTGGTCGTGTCGTGGTTTGGCGACGACCTACGTGCAGGTAACTGTACCATACGGCCGCGCATAGAAGACAGCAGACGGGTACTAACACCGGAGTGGTCTGTGGGCACCTATACACGTTCAACTACACAAGAGGCGTCTAAAGACGCGGGGGGCAGGCCCGTGTTTGGTGGCACGCCTAGCGACCAATCGGTTATAGAACTAATACAGTATCTTAAAGGGTTAGGTAAGCGCGTTATATTCTACCCGTTCATTTTAATGGACATTACGGAGACCAACACGCTACCTGACCCGTACAGCGATAACGCGGCGTCTATAGGCCAATCTGTTTTACCTTGGCGGGGTCGTATTACGTGCAGCCCGGCCCCCGGATACGCGGGCACGGCGGACAAGACAGGCGCAGCCACAACACAAATAAATAGTTTCTTTGACGAATACGACGATATGGTTAACCATTACGCGACACTATGCGACACAGCGGGCGGGGTTGACGGTTTCGTTATCGGGTCGGAACTAGTCGGGCTAACCACGTCCCGAAGCGCTTTAGGTAATTACCCGGCAGTTACGCGCCTTACTTCGCTAGCCGCGTCTGTTAAGGCCATTGTCGGCACAGGCACCGACGTTACCTACGCGGCCGATTGGTCGGAATGGGTACACAGCACAGCCGACGGCTATTGGTTCCATTTAGACCCGTTATGGTCGTCCGCCAGTATTGATGTATGCAGTGTAGATAACTATTTGCCTATGTCCGATTGGCGCGACGGTACGCAACATCTTGACTACGACGGAGTTAATGGCCCGGTTAGCCCGTATGACCCCGATTATTTAGCTTCACAAATAGAAGGTGGTGAATATTTCGACTACTATTACGCGTCGCAATCCGACCGTGATAACCAAATACGCACGCCCATTACCGACGATATAGGTAAAGAGTGGATGCACAGACGTAAAGACTTCCGTAATTGGTGGTCACAGCCTCATTATAACCGACCCGGTTGGGTAGAAGACGCTAGCCCTACGGCATGGGTTGCCCACAGTAAGCCGCTATGGTTTACTGAGTTCGGCGTACCCGCTGTGGACAAGGGTACGAACCAGCCTAACGTATTCTATGACCCTAAGTCGTCTGAAAGCTTCTTTCCTTACTATTCGTCGGGAAAGCGCGACGATTTTATACAACGGGTAGCGGTAGAAACTACGTTAGATTATTGGAGTAATAATGCGCCGACCAACGGCGGCGACAAGATGATAGAACCACACAATATGTTCATATGGACGTGGGACGCTCGACCCTTCCCCGACTACCCCGTTAGGTCCGACGTGTGGTCGGACGGCGACCTATGGTTTTTCGGCCACTGGTTCAATGGCCGTATCGAAAGCGTGCCCCTGCCTCGCTTGGTGGCGACACTGTGCCGCCTAGCGGGGCTAACAGACGATCAATTTGATGTTACGGGGCTGTACGGTCCCGGTGCGCTGGTGCGGGGGTATCAAATCGACCGCCCGGAAACCATACGCGCCAGTATTGAGACGCTCATGCAGGCGTTTTTATTTGACGGGTTCGAAAGCGAGGGTAAGATTAAGTTTTTACTACGTAGTAATACTAAAACTTCGTCTATCAGCGACGACGACTTTGTAGTATCCGACAACGACCCGGTAGGTGTATCGTTAACACGCGGTCAAGAAACCGACCTACCTTCGTCCGTTCTTGTAACATTTGTAGATGAATTTAACGATTATAATTCGGCTACCGTTCTGGGGGACACCCACAGGGGTAATTCGCAGAATATCGAAGAAATAGACGTACCTATCACGCTTAGTTCGGACTACGCACGAAGTCTAGCCGACGGCGTAGTGCAACAGAAATGGACCGAACGGCAGGCCGGGGCAATGTCTTTGCCGCCGTCTATGCTACGGTTAGACCCCGGCGACGCTATCACTTTCCCCGTAGGCGGCAATAGCTTGACCGGACGGCTTACCGTGCTAGCTGTGGGGGCGCAGCGCGATAGCGAATTTACTGCGTTCGACCCCGGCATATTTAACCTACCGGCTGCACCTGCCGACACGACCCTACCTGCTGTAGCTAATATATTCGGTTCGGCCACACTTGTACTAATGGACCTACCCCTATTCACCGGTAACGAAGACTTCCCATACGCTCCGCGCGTAGTAGCGTACGCCGACCCGTGGCCCGGTGGCGTTAATGTTTACCGCCTTTTACCTGATGCAACGTATCAATTCAACGTCGGGCACGGGTTCCGAAACCCAATAGGTGAACTAAACACACAGCTAACCGCTGGTCCCGTAGGAACATGGGACCGGGGAAGCGTGCTTGACGTGACGTTTGATTACGGCGCATTGGCTAGTGTTCCCGAAGCTACCGCCCTAGAAAGCGCACTTGCGCTAGGTGTATACAACGCAGTAGCCGACGAGTGGGAGATTATACAGTTTGCTACCGCCACGTTGACAGGTGCTCGGACGTATAACGTAACCGACCTATTGCGAGGCCAGTTAGGTACCGAACACGCTATGCCCGCGTCATACCCAGTCGGTACGCGTGTTGTGTTACTTGAACCAGCGTTCTTGTCGGCTATCGCTATCACCGACGAATTGAGCAGCGAAGAGCAAACGTACAGTTGGGGGCCGTCACGGTACCCACAGACCGACCAAACGTATCTGAGCGGCACGTTTACGGGTAAACGCGTAGGACTACGCCCGTACGCACCTACAGGCGTCAAGCTGGCAACGAACGCCGCTAACGATTTAATCATAGATTGGAAGCGTAGAACACGGTTCGGGGGCGATAGTTGGACAACAGAAGAACCACCTTTGCACGAAGAAACCGAACAGTATAGGGTGCGTGTGTACGACGGGTCTATCGTTGTTCACGAAGCCGTTACTACCTCGCCTACATACACCTATACAGCAGCGCAGCAAACGACCGACTTTGGTAGTGCGCAATCTACCCTTAAGATTGACGTTGCGCAGTACGGAGCGGCGTTCGGTGGGTACGGAATAACGAACCTAGATACACACGTAATCAGGAGTGCGAGAACATGACCGACACAGCAAACTTAGGTATCACGAACGTAGCGGCGGCAAGTTCGCAGAAGCACGTTGCAGTCAACGAAGGGTGGCGCACGCTTGATGCGTTGTCACAGATTGGCGTAATCGACAAGGATTTATCGGCCCCGCCCGTATCACCAGCGGACGGCGACACGTACATAGTTGGGGTTAGCCCTACCGGCCTGTGGGCAGGCCAAGCTAACAACATTGCGTACTACACCGAAGGGGCTTGGTTCTTCTACCCGCCTAAAAACGGTTGGCTTGCGGTGGTCAATGACGAAGACGCCTTATACCGCTATAGCGGTTCCGCATGGGGTCTATTCGGTGGTGGTTCCGGTGGCGCGTCTACGACAAACGCTACGCTAGAAGAAGAACTAACCGGGTTGTCGGGCGCAAACGTATCTACGTCTATCGTGTTCCCTACGCGGTCGGTTATTCTTGCCGCGTCTGTGCTTGTAACGGACACTATTACCGGGGCTACGTCGTTTCTATGCGGTCGGTCGGCTGGCAATAGTGAATTTGGCGGTTCCCTTGGTGTAGCCAACGGTAGCAACAACATTGGGGCTATCGGACCTACGGCGATCTACGCCGACGAACCCGTTGTACTCACTGCGACGGGCGGCAACTTCACAGGCGGCGACGTGAAAGTATCTTTACATTACATAGCCTTAAGCGGACCAGTCTAATCGACCTCGCCCCAATTAGGCCCGGTTTCCATGTCTACAAAGACAGGTACGCGTAATTCAACCGC